AAGAAATAACCGCCCGATTAGAAAAAGAAGAAAAACTAGAAGGAGTAGGAGAGTATTACCAGGATGATTACGGGAATTGGCAACCCACAAGATAATATGGAAATTGATTTTACTTTTGAGTCCTCGGTGCAAGTTATTGACGGAAGGCTGAATACAGAGAACGCCGAAGAAATGTTTTACAAGTTCCTACGCCACAACGAGAAACAGTGGCTAGAAGAGGCGGCAGAAGAAGAGAAAAGCAACTTCATTGACTCGCTTACGGACGCTCAAGAAGCGAAGCTAAAGGAAGAACACATGAAACAGTACAGAGGCACAGACGATGATGCACCCGATGATTACGAATATTGGCTTTCCGAACTATCGTTAGAAGAAATTAAGAATCTAGTATGAATGACGTAACCCACACATTCGAGTTAGATAGTCAAAGTACCGAGGCCAAAATTAACTACCACATAGCCCGTAGTAAAAGAAAGGGAGATTATCATTTCCGACAAGCAGAATTACTAGGTGCCGATGGTGATTACATTCCGGGCAAAGATGATGGGGAGCCCTTAAAAGATTACAGATAACAATATGGCAAAGGAAACAAAGGCAGACGAACCAAAGAAATACAAAGTAACATTCACCCAAAGCACCGGCCCATACTCAAACGTAACAATCGAGGACGAGGCTACGGCAGAGGAAATAGTCACAAAAGGTCACTGGCTCTATAACCAATTTAAGGACATCCCAAAGAACTAATATGGCTCACAAAATAACAGCATGTGTAGATAAGAATGCTAACTGGAAGGTAGTAACTATTCTCAACGCCGCCGGAGATATACAGAGCGATATATCAGTGAACCGCACCAACAAGAAAGGCGAAACATTCCCAAACTTCGATGAAATCAAAGTAGGTGCAACCATACAGGGGCAGTTGTGGCAATCGCCAGCAGGTAAGCACTACCTATTCCCGCCAAAAGGTAGCGCACAAGCACCAGCACCAAAAGCAGACATGGGGCCAGCCGCAAACAACGCCGCAACCGCAGAACTAAAGAACATGATTAACCTCGGAGTGCGCCCACAGCTAACCGAACTCAAAGCAATCCTATTCGCAATCGCCGCACACCTAGAAGTAAAGATTCCTGATTCGAGGGGCTACGATTACCCGGAGATTAACGAAACAAACAACAGCAACGGCCTCGACTTCGAGAATGACGGCCCGATTACGAGAAGCGACACGCCTTTTTGAACCCGTGCGGTACTCCGCACCCAAACCATGAAACCAACCAAAGGAAAGATAAAGAAGGAGACAGAATACAAAGCACAAGCCTGGTTAGTTGACGGCTCCTGGGGCGTTACTGCTGCTTTTTCGTCAAAAGAACGAGCCCTCGAAGAAAAACTACGCATCGAAAAGGTAGGTTTCTCCGCGCGAGTTATCCCCTGCACCATCACTTACAAGCTTCCTCTACACGTCGCCTCATCAAAATCAGCCTTTGTACTCGAAGCAACAACCGATTTATGAACCCCGCCCCCAACCATCAGAATAGAGAGTGTTGCCCAGATTGTTTGGAATGGATACCAAACGAAGACGCTGAATCAGGAGAAGGCTCACAGGTAGAGTATGAGCGCATTTGTAACGATGAGAAATGCCCCTGCCACAAGGAAGCACCAGCGCCCCAAACCCCCAAACAGAACACCTGGGAGGAAGGATTCCAGGCAACTCTGAAGAACCGAATGAGAATGAACAACGATGCGCTTCTTCGCAACGAGATTCCCTGGATAATGGACTTCATCCGCACCCAAATAGAGAGAGCTATAGAGGAAACTTCCACAACCTGTTTCGATTATTTCTGCAAACAAGAGGATGTGAGGAAAGAAGAACGTGCCAGAATACAAAAGATACTAGAGGGTATGAAACTCGATTGTCCTGATACGAAAACGGCTCAAATCAGAAACAAGTTAATAGATGAAATACTTTCAAAGGTATGTGTCTAATACTTAAAACAAGCATCGAATACGACCCGACGAAGGAAGTAAAAACAGGATGGAACGGATGGGTGTGTGGAAGAATCGGTTGCACTCCCGCTCTCAAAGCGGCCCAACAAGAAATAGAGAAGAATAATTAAAATCAGTATGAGCCTCACTAAAGAGAAATGGGCCGACCCTGAATTCAGAAAGAAAATGAAGGAAGCAGCAGAAAAAGCCAAACTTAATCCCAAAGATAAAGAAATAGCCGACCCCTACACCATGACAGACACAGGATTCCAACACAGACTAGACTATATTCCCCTTCCAAAGAACTGGAAAAAGATAAAACACACCAACACAAAAGCCATAGAGCAATCACTACAGGGATTCTGCCAAGAAATGAAAAACAATGGATGGCTAAACGACGAAGCGCCCAAAAAGAGAAGCCACAAAGCCAAAGTACACACAGAATTCAACAACGGCCCCCTCACCCTCACAAAAGAAAAGATAGCCGAATGGCACCAAAGACAAGAATCCCCACTTGACAAACAAACAGAAGCCGATACCTTCCAAGAATGAACTACTGCGATTTATGCGGTGGTGAATCAACCCTCAAAGAAAAGGTGCATCCATACTGTCTACGATACTTTCTGAAAGATGACACAACAACAAGCCCAACCCACACCCAATACAAACTCAAAATAGAAGCAGATATATATGGCTAAAGTGAATAAAGTAGGCCGCCCCACAATCTTCACCAAAGAACTAGGAGATAGTATTTGTGCGAAGCTAGCAATGGGCCAATCGCTGAGAACAGTGCTCAAGGGAGAGGAAATGCCAAGTATGGTGACGGTATTCAGTTGGTTGAGAACAAACGAGGAGTTTCTTAATCAGTACGCGCGCGCGAAGGAAGAAAGCGCCGATGCTTTAAGCGATGAAATCCTTGATATTGCGGATGACGGCTCGAACGATTGGATGGAAATTCATAAAGGTGGCTACACAAGCACAATTGTTGACCAAGAGGCTGTGCAGCGCTCAAAACTACGAGTAGATACCCGCAAATGGATAGCATCAAAGATGAAACCCAAGAAATACGGAGACAAGGTAGATGTCACAAGCGCCGGAGAAGCCATAAAAGGCAACACAATCATCCTCAAAGACTACGACGATGATACAAATGGCTAGATGCAACAGGAGGTAAACAGGGTATATGCGCCGCTTTTTAAGGAAAATCCACGCTATTTCATTCTGTTAGGCGGGAGAGGTGCTGGCCGCTCAACGGTTGCGTCACAATACGCACTCTCAAAGCTCATAGCACCTGGTTATTTCAGATGCGCGATAATGCGCTACATCCTCGGCGATATTCGCAATTCTATCTACAGAGAGATTAAAGACCGCGCCGACGAGAATGGAATACTTGAGAACCTAAAGATTAACGATTCCTCAATGGTGATTGAGTACGGCAGAAATACCATTAACGCAGTAGGTTTTAAGAAATCAAGCGGCGACCAAAAAGCCAAACTGAAATCACTTGCAAACTATAACTGCGTGATTATCGAGGAAGCTGATGAAATCCCCGAAGCCGACTTCATGCAACTAGACGACTCTCTGAGAACCTTAAAGGGAGACATAACGATAATCCTACTGCTCAACCCGCCAGCCAAAACACATTGGATAGTCAAGCGGTTTTTCAACCTTTTACCTAGTGAGATGCAGGGTTTCTACATTCCGCAGCTAAAAGAGACAGGCGATACGGTGTTCATTCACACGAACTACCAAGTGAACGCGAAGAACATTTCCCCGCAGACCATACAAAGCTACGAGAACTACAGATTCACGAATCCAAGCCACTATTGGACGATGGTAAAAGGCTTAATCCCTGAAACAGTTAAGGGAAAAATATACAGCGGATGGAGGGAAGTTGATGCAGTTCCCCATGAGGCGCGACTAATGGGCTATGGGCTTGACTTCGGTTTTGACCCTGACCCTGCTGCGATTGTGGCCCTGTATTACCATAATGGCGGGTATATAGCAGATGAGATTTTGTATCAGAGAGGGCTTTTGGACGAGCACTTAGCGAAGACCATTCTTGCATTACCTAAAGCACCAACAATAGCAGATAGCGCTGAACCGAAGGCCATCGCAGGTTTGCGAGGACGTGGCATCAGCATACTTGAGGCACAGAAAGGACCAGGAAGTGTCGAGGCCGGGATTAAGCATGTTCAAGGATTACGAATCAGTTACACCAAAAGAAGCGAAAACCTACGCAAAGAGTACGAAAACTATGCATGGAAGCGCCTGAAAGACGCAGTTGAGGACGACCAACATCTAGGAATTGAAGACCCTGTTTGTGAGAATCACCTTATGAGTGCAATGCGTTACGCACTCACCGTACTCGCAAAACCACGAAAAGACGATGATTTCTATGATAACCTCTATGGGCGCAAGGTAGGACAGATGCCACGAGAGAGGAAAAACCTCGCTGTATGAATGAAATACCAACTCAGATTATCAGCATTATTATCCCTAAGTGTTGCCGGGAAGGTTTGCCGTCGTGTAAACATGTCCCGCAACGGCAGCGTAAATCAAAGAGAAACATAGGACTATGAGTGATATTTTGATTAGTGTCGGACTGAAAGAAGGCACGGAGAAGCTGACCGTGACTATCTCAGAGGATGAATTTGAGGCGGCAGAGGCCAAAGACCTGGGTTTCATGCTCCGTAAAGCTGTTATGAGCATGAAATTAGCGGAATTGAGCAAAAACGAACATGAGTGAGATTACCCCGCAGACATTTCCGAAATACACGCCAAACCCGCTGTTTGCAGGTATGCCGCAACATCTGAAAGACCCCGCGAACTACAAGAAAATCAAGAAGCTCATCATTGAATCCCTCGCAGGGAAACACTCTCATGGCGAGATTATCGAGTGGGCCGCATGTTCTTCGTGTCAAAGGCGGTTTGCGGAAAGAGGCGATGTATTAAAGAAGTTGGGATTCAGGTCAACGGCGCAGTATATGGCGTGGCAGAGAGTCCATGAGCAGATGCAAAGCATGAAACGGGATAAGCTCAGATAGAGTTTTCCACTAAATCCTATTGACAATTAAGCAATAATGATATACTCGCGATATGTTTACGGCGCATTGCATTAAGTGTAAGGCAGAGTATGAGTCCCCTGATGAAGATGATTACTACTGCGACTCATGCCTTGAAGAAAAGAGAAGTGTTGCCAAGGAGCTAGACAAGAAGTTTGCACACCGAGTCATAGATATTCCGAAGCCTCGTTTTAGTGAGAAGGATTTTCAGGGAAGTAAGGGAAGGATTTTCTTTAATGCTAAAGACTTACTGTAAAATATGGGACGCCCAAAGGGGAGCAAAAACGGCATCAGACTGCCTAAAACAGCAGCGGATGAGCCATATATTGCGAAGGTAAAGTTGTTTGGCAAGCTCTACGAGGCACAGGGAGCATCCATCGCAGATGCAATATCGAATCTGAAACCAGGCCGCAGCAAGTCAATGGCAATCCTGACTGTTTCAAGGAACGGGAAGTCGTGTGAGCGTATTCTTCCCGCGATGGCGTCGGTACGTCTTTTTGAATCGCAAGGTATTACGAGAGAGATACAACTTAAAAACGTCAGCCTTCGTTTCCAAGGCTTTGATACATGAACAGCCCTGATATTTTCTCATACATAAAGGCAGAGGAAGCGGCATACGAAACAGAGGAAGTGCGCGTCGGAGACAACTGGAATTGGTCAATGCGCCGCCATATACAGATGATTTTCCATCTCAAGAATGGGATATTCTTCACGGGAGAGAATAACTGGCTGAGGGCTTTTAAGAACATCATGGAGCCCATTCTAAACCTGTCGTACTGGTCAGAGGATATTGAACTCAAGGACATCATCTTTTTCATAGAAGATTCTCCCGGGCGCGTCATGTCGTTTCTCATAAAGAAGTACCACGATGAGGTCTATGTCAGGGAAAATGACCTCGATACACTCCTTGATGAGATTACTGAGTCTGATTTGGATTATGGAGGGGTGCTTGTGCAGGAAACGAATGACGCACGGCCCGAAGTGCTATCGTTAAACTCGATTGCCTTCTGTGACCAAACGGACACTCTCGGCGGCGCCATTGCCTTTAAGCATCATTTCTCACCGGGGAAACTCCGCTCGATGGCTAAGAATGGGTGGGGAAGCGAGCAAAATGGTGCCACAATCTCCATCGAGGATTTGATAACTCTTGCTGATTCTGACAAATCACCAGACGGCATGGCTAAGACGAAAGAGAATAAATCAACATCCAAAACGATTGAAATATACATTGTCAAAGGCCAGCTTCCCGAACACTACCTCAAAGACAATGATGACATGGAGACATACTGTGAACAGGTGCATGTCGTCGCCTTTTACACAGACAAGGAAGGCTCAAAGCATGGTGTCACGCTCTACCGAAAGGAAGCAAGTGAAGGCTCACTTAAATTCTTCACATCTAAGAAGGTGCATGGGCGTGCGCTTGGTCGTGGCACAGGCGAGGCACTACTTGGGCCTCAGATTTGGACGAACTTTCTCACGATTCACAAGACAAACATGCTTGAGGCGGCGTCAAAAGTCCCGCTCTATACAGACGATGCCGCGTATTCAAACAGAAACAAGATTCAGGACATGGAAAACCTCGAAATCACTACCATCGAGGACGGAAAGAGGATTTACCAAGTGCCGACTGCCGCACCTGCAAATGTGCAGCTCTACGAAAAGAGCATAAACGAGTGGTACGAGCACGGGCAGCTTATCGGCTCAGCGTTTGACCCCCTCATAGGAAAGGAACAGGCGTCAGGAACAACATTCAAGGGACAGGAACGCACCGTTGCTCAAGGAAAGGGACTGCATGACCGTCGCAGAGGACAGAGGGCTAAGTTTATCGAACAACTGTATCGAGAAATCATCATCCCGAAGATGAAGCGTGAAATTCTCAAAGGTAAAAAGTTCCTTGCAACCCTTACCGCAGAGGAAATGGAGTGGGTGACTGACAATCTTTCAACAAATTACGCCAACAGAAAGATAATTGACGCAGTATTGGACGGTAAGGAGCCGCAGACGTTTGAAGAACTGAAACAAGAGGCGCTTACCAATATCCGCAAGAACGGCAATCAGATGTTACTTGAGGTGCTGAAGGATGAGTTTGCCGATGTTGAGATTCGTATGGGAATTAACGTGGCAGGGAAACAGAAGGACTTGGCTGGTCTTTCGGACAAATTGCTCTCTATCTTCCAGGCTGTGTTTGCCAATCCTCAAGGATTCCAGCAAGCCATGAGAATCCCAGGCATGTCCAAGTCATTTAACGATATTCTTGAGTTTAGCGGCATTTCACAGGTAGATTTCGCACAAATTGCCACAATGGACTTAGGGCAATCGCCTGACGGAAGCCAACTCAACCAGCAACAGCCTTCACAGGTTCCGCAGCTACAATTACCACAGCCGGTGGCTTAGCCTATGGATGCAACTACAAAAGAAAGAATCGCCCGTTTCCTCGAAGATTCCGCAACCGCAACAGCGGTGTATAACGTGCTTCTCGACTCATTCCTTGCGAATCATGGCGAAAAGGATGTGACGATGCTCGCGGCTCGTGCCATGAGTGTTGATTTCCTGAAACTAGGATGGAAAGAATTGGCGAAATACAAGGCCGAGGCTGAGCGAGAGCCTAAACCCCAATCCCAAATAGGAATGTAGTTTTCCACTAAATTATTGGCTTGACAGTATAAAGTTTGATTTAATAGAGGTCGAAAGTTTAAACATAAAATTATGCACACAAAAACACTACATATAATCTTTGCTTTCTTAATGGCGCTGTCTGTCATTGCTGTCTCAGTGATGATGTTCACCCCGCGAGAGCAGGTGGGGGCAAGCACCATACAAGGCAATGATTACATGTCTACATCTACCGCCGCATCGAACGTGTATGGGGCGCAGATTCGCAGTTCATTGCTTAAAAATACAC